GAGTATGTGGAGAAGTCAAAAGTTTACTCGACGATTTTTATTTGACCCGAAAAGATAGAGGAACATTACCATCTGCATATTCATATGAATGTAAGCAATGTACAAAGAAAAGAGTCAATAAAAGAGAAAAAAAGAGATTGATTATATGGGAATATCCAGATTGGTAAATATCACGCATGGTTTCCCCACTGAAAATACCCCTTTTCATAAATATTTTTAGATAAATTTGGATGCGAGGACAAACAAGATGCCATTAAATTTAGCATCTCCTGGAATTAAGGTAAGAGAAGTAGATCTTACTGTAGGAAGAGTTGATCCATCTTCTGCGAAAGTTGGTGGGCTTGTTGCTCCTTTTGCACAAGGTCCTGTCGAACTTCCGACAGTAGTAGGATCAGAAAAGGGTTTACTTGATAATTTTGGAAAACCATATGGAAATGATAAGCACTATGAGCATTGGCTCACTGCTTCTTCTTATCTAGCATATGGTGCTCAAATGAGAGTCGTCAGAGCAGACGACGATCAACTTCAGAATGCTTTTGTGGGTTCAGGAAGTTCAATCAAAATTAAGAGTATTGAACATTACGAACAACTTCAATATGACGAAAACGTAATTGCCGGTAAAACAGTTGTTGCCAAGAATCCAGGATCTTGGGCAGATGGAATCAGAATTGGTATTATCGATGGAAGAGCAGATCAAATTATTAGTGTTGCGAACACATCCGGAATAACAGTTGGTTTGGGCGTGTCTCAATCAGCTGCAGGAATTATAGTTGCTGGTCCCGGAACCACTACTGAACTTGATGGATACTTTAAAGGAATTGTTACAGAGATTGATGGAACTGATGTATCAGTAAAATTCCTCTCTCATGTATCTTTAGGAAACACTGAAACTCCTAAAGATTATCAAAATGGTGGAGATTACAAGTTCTCAAATGGTGTTGCAACACTATTTGTTGGTGCAGGTGCGGGAACAACTTCTGCAAATGGCACTAGAGGTGCACTTGTTTCTACTGCTACCACACATGCTGCAGGAGCATCTATTGATTCATATTTCTTACAGAGTTCATTAACTCTTGATATGCCAGGTGGATCACCATTAAGTGCTTCCGCAACTACTGTTGGTATTGTGACTGCAGGAATTACTGTTACTGCAAATGATTTCTTGTCAGTAGGAAACGAAATCATTTCTCTTAGTGGCGCCACTATCGGAGTGGGTCAAATTACCGGAGTAACAAGAGCTCAGGTCAATACATCAGCTGCAGAACATAGTGATGGTGATGCAACCAAATATCTTAAAAAGAATGCTAGTGTTGGAACAGTAACCACTGAACTTAGTGTTACTGAAACTAATATTGGAATAACGACTACAGCAGATCTTAGTGCAAAAGTTAATGCTGGTAGTATTTTAGATATCGGCACTGAAAATATTTTAGTTACCGGATTTAATAATGGAGATACTACACAAAAAACTCCAACAGCAGTTACAGACTGGTTCTCACAGCAAACAGTAGCAATTTCTACTTCAACCGTTGGTGGAACGACAGTTACTACAACTCAACCTTGGAATACTGTTGGAGATAAACCAGGAACTTCACAATATGCTGCTGATAGAGGAGCAAGATTTGATGAAGTTCATGTTGTAATTATTGATGGTGCTGGTAAAGTCACCGGAAATGCTGGAACAATTCTTGAAAAACATCTTAGTCTTTCTAAAGCAACAGATGCGGAATTCTCTGCAGGATCACCTTCTTATTGGAGATCTTATCTGAAAACAAATTCAGCATTTGTTTTTGGTGGTGACGAACCATCTGGTGTTGTTACTACTGGATTTGATTCTGGTGGATATACTCCAGTGACTGGAGGAAATTGGGACCAAGATGCAGAAGGAACTATCTTTAATACTATTGGTAAGTCTGATAGTACTATGGGAGGAGGTAAAAATTATGATGGCAATGCAGACATTACTGGTGATAATGCACTTAAGGTTGAGTTGAGTAAATTAGTCGCAGGATATAGTTTATTTGAAAATGCAGATAATTTCAAAGTAGATTTCTTATTGATGGGATCTGCAAATTATGAAGAAAAATCTGCACAGGCACTTGCAATTAAATTAATTGCAGTTGCTGATACTAGAAAGGATTCATTAGCATTCATTTCACCATACAGAAAAGCATTCCTAACGGATACTGCTGCTGGTACGGTAACGGTTGAGAATGATGAAACTATTACTGAAAATATTCTAGAGTTCTTCTCAGCAATAACTTCATCATCTTATGCAATCTTTGATAGTGGATATAAGTACATGTATGATAGATTTGCAAATACATTCCGTTATGTCCCATTGAATGGAGACATTGCTGGTCTTTGTGCTCGCAATGATATTGATAACTTTCCATGGTTCTCACCTGCTGGAACTACAAGAGGTGCAATTCTTAATGCAGTCAAACTGACTTATAATCCTTCTCAAACACAAAGAGATAGATTATATTCTGAAAGAATCAATCCAGTTATTGTTTCACCTGGTGGTGGTATTGTTCTCTTCGGAGACAAAACTGGACTTGCAAAATCATCGGCATTTGATCGTATCAATGTCCGTCGTTTGTTCATCTATCTTGAAGATGCAATATCTGCTGCTGCAAGAGATCAACTTTTTGAGTTCAACGATGAAATTACAAGAACCAATTTTGCAAATATTGTTGAACCATTCCTCCGTGATGTTCAGGCAAAACGAGGTATTCAAGATTATGTTGTTATTTGCGATGAAACAAATAACACTGCTGCAATTATAGATAATAACGAGTTTGTGGCAGAAATCTTCATCAAACCTGCAAGATCAATCAACTTCATTGGTCTTACATTTGTTGCCACCAGAACTGGTGTTTCATTTGAAGAAGTAATCGGTAACGTTTAATTTAGAGGTTAAAAGAAAAAAATGCCTAGTCGCCAACAACGTAATACCTCACCAGTAAGAACAATCAGTGATTTCAAAAGTAAATTAACTGGTGGTGGTGCAAGACCCAATCTATTTGAAGTTGAATTAGCATTCCCAAGTGCTGTTGCTATTGATAATGATGTTCTCCAAAAAGCAAGATTTCTCGTAAAGGCAGCGGCACTGCCTGCCTCTACGATTGCTAATATTGACATTCCTTTCAGAGGAAGAATCTTAAAGATTGCCGGAGATAGAACTTTCGAAACTTGGACAATCACTGTCATCAATGATGTTGATTTCTCCATTCGTTCTGCTTTTGAAAAGTGGATGAATGCAATTAACAAGATGACTGATGGAACTGGACTTACAAATCCGGTGGATTATCAAAAGGATGCTATTGTAAAACAATTAGATCGTGACGGTTCTCTTCTCAGATCTTATAAGTTCTGGGATATTTTCCCAACTAATATTTCCACTATTGATCTAAGCTATGAGACTACTGATACTATTCAGGAGTTTACAGTAGAACTTCAAGTTCACTATTGGGAAGCATTTAGAGGAACATCTGCTCAGGCAGGTGGTGAAGATATCAGCTAAATAGTAGAATAACAGTCTAGTCAGTTTATACTATGGCAAAACTTTTTGGTTTTTCTATTGAGAATACAGAAAAAAAATCTAAAACTATAGTTTCCCCCGTCCCCGTGAATAACGAGGATGGGGTTGATAACTATATTAGTAGTGGATTTTATGGTTCGTATGTAGATATTGAAGGGCAATATAGAACAGAATTTGATTTAATAAAAAGATACAGAGAGATGTCACTACATCCAGAAGCGGATGGTGCTATCGAAGATGTTGTAAATGAAGCAATTGTGAGTGATCTTTATGATTCTCCTATTGAAATTGAACTTTCCAACTTAAATGCAACAGATAAGTTAAAGAAAGCAATTAGAGAAGAATTCAAGTATATCAAAGAACTCTTAGACTTTGATAAAAAGTCTCACGAAATTTTTAGAAATTGGTATGTTGATGGTCGATTATATTACCATAAGGTAATTGATCTCAAAAATCCTCAGGAAGGAATTAAGGAACTGAGATACATCGACCCAATGAAAATGCGGTTTATCCGCCAAGAAAAGAAACAAGATAGAAATCTTATTGGACCAAACATTCCAGGTAGAGATGAATCTAAGAATGGAATTGCTCCAGAGATTGAAGAGTATTTTATGTATACTCCCAAACCTTCTTATCCAGCTAATAATTTAGCAGGTGGTGGTGGAGCAAAAGGCACTAAAATTGCAAAAGATGCAATTACATATTGCACTTCAGGTCTTGTAGATAGAAATAAAGGAAATGTCCTTTCTTATCTCCATAAAGCAATCAAATCACTCAATCAACTCAGAATGATTGAGGATTCTTTGGTCATCTATAGATTATCAAGAGCACCAGAACGTCGTATTTTTTATATTGATGTTGGTAATCTCCCTAAAGTAAAGGCAGAACAATATCTCCGTGATGTTATGATGCGTTATCGTAATAAGCAAGTTTATGATGCGAATACTGGAGAAATCCGTGATGATCGTAAATTTATGAGTATGATGGAAGACTTCTGGCTTCCTAGAAGAGAAGGTGGTCGTGGAACTGAAATCACAACTCTTCCGGGTGGACAAAATCTTGGTGAACTTTCTGATATTGAATATTTCCAAAAGAAACTGTATAGATCACTTGGAGTTCCGGAATCTAGAATTGCTGCAGATGGTGGATTCAATCTTGGTCGATCTTCAGAAATTCTACGTGACGAACTTAAGTTTGCCAAATTTGTTGGTCGTTTAAGAAAGAGATTTGCACAGTTGTTCAGTGATATGCTGAAGACACAACTTATTCTTAAGAATGTTGTAAGTCCAGAGGATTGGGACAGAATCGGTGATCATATTCAATATGATTTCTTATATGATAATCAGTTTGCAGAACTCAAAGAAACTGAAATGTTGAATGAGAGACTTGGTGTTCTCGCAACTATTGAACCTTATATTGGAAAGTATTATTCAACTCAATGGGTCCGTAGTAAAGTTCTCCGTCAGACTGACGGAGAAATGGTTGAAATGGATCAACAGATTGAACAAGAAATCAAAGATGGTATTATTCCTGATCCCAGTGCAGTTGATCCAATAACTGGAGAACCATTACCACAAGAAGGTGAACAGGGAATGATGGGTGATGTTCCGATGGAACCTGAAGTAGATGGTGGAATGACTGAAGTAGACGGCAAAGCTGCTGAGATATAAATATAAAATATACATATATTAAATTTCATGGAAGAAATTGTAAATTTAGTCGGATCCGATTCGTCGGCATCTGACATTAGTGACAGAATTAAAGATGTTTTGTATGCAAA